AGTAATGCCGCCGCTGGCCCGAACTGGCGGTACCGGGTCAGTAACCAGGACGGCACCAAGACCATCGTCGCGCGCCACGACATGTTCCACATCAAGGGCCTGTCGCCCGACGCGATCGTAGGCTACAACCCGATCGCGCTGGCGCGCAAGATGCTGAGCACCGGGCTGGCGGCGCAGGATTACGGCGTGCGCTTCTTCGACAACGACGCGGCGCCGACCTCGGGATGGATCGAGCATCCTGGGAACTTCAAGGACGCCGAAGCGCGCCGGCTGTTTCGGGAAGCGTGGCAGGATCAGCAGGCCGGCGCCAACCGCGGCAAGGTCGCGATACTGGAATATGGCCTGAAATACCACGAAGGCCCGGCGATCAGCAACGCCGACGCCCAGTTCATCGAAACCAAGAAGCTGACCCGCGCGGAGGTTGCATCGCTGTTTCGCATCCCGCCGCACATGATTGGCGACCTCGACCGTGCCACTTTCTCCAACATAGAGCAGCAGGGTATCGATTTCGTCACCCACGCACTGCGGCCGTGGCTGGTGTGCTGGGAAGAGGCCATCAAGTACAGCTTCCTCGACCCCGAAGACGACGCCCTGTGCATCCGCTTCCCGGTGCTCGAGCTGATGCGCGGCGACATGGCCGCGCGAGCCACCTACATCAATACCTGCGTCACGAACGGCACCATGACCCGCAACGAGGCCAGGATCATGGAAGACCGCGAACCGCTCGATGGCCTCGACGCACCGCTCCAGATGGTCAACATGACGACCGTCGGCGATGCGGACGAGGAAACGCAGGAAGAGGAAGAGCAGGAAGCGCAGCCCCCACCCCAGAACGCGGGCCGCCTGCAGGCGCTCGCCGTCGCCGCGGCCGAACGGGTCGCGCGCAAGGAAACGCAGCTCATCCTGTCTGCCGCCAAGGAACAAGACTGGGCCGCAGCCCTGGCCGAAGCGATGGGCAAGCATGCCGCCTTCGTCGCCCAAGCCATCGGCGTGTCGCACCAACTGGCCGGCGCCTACATCGACGCCCGCGGGAATGACCCGATCCACGCTGGCAGCGAAGAATCCGACATCTACACCGCAGCACTGGCCCGCCTCACCAAACTGGCCCTCGAAGGAACCGTATGAAACGACAACTGATCCTCGGCGCCTTGGCGTCCCAAGTCTGGGCGCTCGAGCCGCGCTACATGGAAACCATGTCCGGCGTGCTGCAGCGCTGGGCGGCCGGCGGCGTCGCCGCACCCGACATCAAGGCCGATATCGAAGCCGCGCAAGCCGCGCGCGCCGCGCGCAAGCAGTCCAACGGCAGCGTCGGCGGCGGCATCGCAGTTCTGCCGCTGTATGGCGTGATCAGCCAACGCGCCTCGCTGATGGACGACATTTGCGGCGCCGGCGGTACCAGCACCGAAAAATTCACCCAGGCGTTCCGCGACGCGATGGCCGACGACGCCGTCGGCGGCATCATCATCGACATCGATTCGCCGGGCGGTTCGGTGTTCGGCGTGGCCGACCTGTACGACGAGATCATGTCCGCACGCGGCGTCAAGCCGGTCTACGGCTTCGTCAACTCGCTGTGCGCCTCGGCCGCCTACTGGCTCGGCTCCGCGTGCGCGCAGCTGATCGCGGTGCAGGGCAGCATGACCGGCAGCATCGGCGTCTACACCCAGCACGTCGACTACAGCGCCGCGCTCGAGATGGAAGGCGTCAAGAACGAATTCATCTCGGCCGGGAAATACAAGGTCGAGGGCAACCAGTACGGACCGCTGTCCGACGAGGGGCGCGCCTTTACCCAATCGCAGATCGACGCCTACTACAGCGCCTTCACCCAGGCGGTCTCCAAAGGACGCGCCGCCCCGATCGCTTCCGTCCGTGACGGCATGGGGCAGGGCCGCTGCCTGTTGCCGGCCGATGCGCTGGCGGCCGGCATGATCGACGCGGTCGACACCTTCGACGGCGTGGTCAAGCGCCTCAAGTCCGCGATCAAGTCGGGCGGCCCGAATGCATTGGTCGAGGTGCCGGGCGTGATCGCGGAAGGCGCGGTGCTCGACCCGAACGAACCCGACACGATCGCGCGCATCGACGCTGCGACGGTCACCAAGATCGGCGAGCCATCCGCCACCGACCACAAGGCGCGCATCGCAGCGCGTGAGCGCGCACTGCAACTGGCCTCCGCCTAAAGCCACGATTTCGGGCCGCACAAGCCCAACGTGAGCCGGTCCGTCGACCGGCGAGCGATGCCCCGTCGGGCATCTGTGCAACTTGAACCAGCCACTCAGCCGAGTGGCTTTTTTTACGCCCAACCGAAAGAAACCAACATGAACAAACGCGTACTCATGCAGCGCAAGGCTGCCGCCCTGGCCGCCGCCAAAGCCCTCAACGACGCCTCGGCCAAGGAAGACCGCGACTTTACTGCCGAAGAAAAGACCCAGTACGACACCCATATGGCCGAAGCGGCTAGCCTGCAGGCCCGCATCGAGCGCGCCGAAGTGCTGGAAGCGGCCGACCTGGGCGTGGAGGTGGATGCCGACGCCCGCCTGACCGTCGAAGAGAACGGCGCCAAGGATCCGAAAGGCGGCTTCAACTTCGTCGGCGAATTCATGAAGGCCGTGCACGGCGCCCACGTGGCCAAGATCAACGGCGGCGCAATCGACAAGCGCCTGCAGATCGGCGCGGCAGCCCCGGGCGCCGGCACCTACGCCAACGAAGGCGCGGGCGCCGACGGCGGCTTCCTGATCCCGCCGGAGTTCGGCAAGGAGATCTTCCAGCTGTCGCTGTCCGATAACGCGCTGCTGCCGATGACCGACGAGGTCGTCGTCACGGGTAACGCGATGTCGTTCCCGAAAGACGAGACCACGCCGTGGGGCACCAATGGCGTGCGCGCCTACTGGCAGGGCGAAGCCGGCGCAGGCACCGCGACCAAGCCGAACCTGGGCATGACCGCGCTGCGCCTGAAGAAGCTGATGGCGCTGGTGCCGGTGTCCGACGAGATGCTGGATGACAGCGCGGCGCTGGCGTCCTACTTGCCCAAGAAGATCGGTGCGTCGATCCAGTGGAAGACCAACGAGGCAATCCTGTTCGGCCCCGGCGCAGGCCTGCCGGCGGGCGCGCTGACCAGCGGCGCGGTCGTCACCGTGGCCAAGGACAACGGCCAGGCCGCCAACACCCTGACCCCGACCAACCTGGCCAACATGATCGCGCGCCTGCCGGAAGGCTCGTTCCCGAACGCGGTCTGGATCATCAACAACGACGTTCTGCCGGCGCTGTTCACGATGACCCTCGGCAACTACCCGATCTACCTGCCGGCCGGCGGCGCCAATGGTGCCGTGCAGGGCAGCCCGTACGGCACCCTGTTGGGGCGCCCGATCATCGTCTCGCAGCACGCCAACACGTTCAGCTCGCAAGGCGACGTGGTCCTGGTCGACCTGTCGTACTACCAGACCATCACCAAGGGCGCGGGCGTGCAGACCGCCACCTCGATGCACCTGTACTTCGATGCCGACGCCACCGCGTTCCGCACCACCTTCCGCATCGACGGCCAGAGCAAGATCAGCGCCGCGATCGCGCCGGCCAAGGGCAACAACAAACTGTCGCCGTTCGTGCAGCTTGGCGCCCGCTGATCGTAGCGCCACCTGAAGCGGTACCGGGCGGCCTTGCGCCGCCCACCTGACCCCATCCACCACAAGGATTTCGCATGAACCCGAACGTCAAACTCTCCGAAAAGGTCGCCATCCTGGCCACCCTCGACCCGGCCAGCGTTGCTGCCAGCACCGTGCTCACCAGCTGGGTGCCGGTTGCGAACATCGGCCAGGTCACTGCCCTGATCCAGACCGGTGTGCTGGGCGCCGGCGCCACCGTCGACGCCAAGCTGCGCCAGGCCACCGACAGCGCCGGCACCGGCGCCAAGGACATCAGCGGCAAGGCGATCGCCCAGATCGTCAAGGCCAGCGGCGACAACGTGCAGGCAATGGTCGAGGCGCGCGCCGAAGACCTGGACGTCAACAACGGCTTCGCCTACGTGGCGCTGTCGGTCACCGTCGCCACCGCGGCCTCGCAGCTGTCGGCCGCCCTGATCGGCTCGGTGGCGCGCTTCGCGCCGGCATCGGCCTTCAACCAGGCCGCCGTCAAGCAGATCGTCTAACCGCCTGACCCGCGCCCGGGTTCGCGCCCGGGCGCCCACTACCGCACCCCATGCCAGAAATCCTGATCACGTCGCCGTCCGGCGAGTGCATCCACGTCGCCGAGGCGCGCAACGACCGCCGCATCGACGATACCGTCGACGATGCCAAGCTCAGGTCGCTGATCGTGGCCGCGCGCCAGGCCGCCGAGTCGAAGACGCGTCAGCAGCTGCTGCACGCGCGCTGGCAACTGGTGCTGGACGCGTTCCCCGCGCCTGGCTGCGCCGCGTTCGTCCCGTTCGGGCACAGCGTGAGCGTCCCGCCGTATGCGATCCGGCTGCCGCATGTGCCGCTGGTGGTGGTGGAAAAGATTGAATACCTCGACATGAACGGCAGCTGGCAGACCATGCCGGCCGCCGATTACGTCGTCAACGCCGGCATGACTCCGGCCCTGATCACGCCCGTGTTCGGCAAGATATGGCCGATCCCGCTGCCGCAGGTGGCCTCCGTCAAGGTTACCTACACCGCCGGCTACGCTTCGCCGATCATGGTCGGTGCGCCCGGCGGCCAGTTCAAGGTCAGCGGCCCGGTGGCCTGGACTCCGGGCGATACCGTCCATTTCTATAACTCGGGCGGCGCCTTGCCAGCTCCGCTGGACCCGGAGGCTGCCTACACCATCGCCAGCGCCGGCGCCGGCGTCTACACCCTCAAGGACGAGAGCGGCGTGGCGGTGAGCTTCACCGACACCGGCAGCGGGCGTAGCTACATCGGCGTGGTCCCGGATGGCATCCGTTCGTGGATGCTGCTGCGCGTGGGCTCGCTGTACGAGAACCGCGAGGAGGTCGCGATCATGCCGCGCGGCGGGATCAGGGACTTGCCATATGTGGATGGTTTGCTCGACCCCTGGATGGTGCTGACCTGATGCGCGCGGGGATGCTGCGACACCGCGTCACGGTGCAGGAACGCACTGCGACCCGCGACGCACTGGGTGGCGCCTCGCTCGACTGGACCGATCGCGCCACCGTCTGGGCTGACGTCAGCCCGCTGTCGGGCCGCGAGCGGCTGGCAGCGGATGCAGGCCGCGCCCAGATCGATCACATCGTCACGATCCGCTATCAGGTGCAGTTTGCCGATCCGGTCGCGATGGCCAGGCGGCGCCTGCTGTACAACGGCCGGATCCTCACCATCACGGCGTCGCGCGACGTCGACGAGCGCCATTTCGACATCGAACTGAGCTGCACGGAGGGCATGAATGAAGGTTAGTTCGGGTGTCAGCGGCGGTGACGAGCTGCGCGCGCGCTTTGCCAGCCTGCCAGCCAGCCTGGTGCAGTCGGTATTGCGCCAGGCCGTGCGCAAGGGCGCCAACCTGATCGCAGCGCGTGCGCGCGAAAACTTCTCTGGCGCGGTGGTTGCGCTGGGCGGCGCCCACTCCGACACGCTCAACCCGCACACGGTGTCGGGCGCGCTGCGCGCCTCGATCCGCACGGTGGAGCGCCGCGGCACTCCGACCAGCGTGCTGTTCAACGTGGTAGCCGGCGGCCTGAGCGATTCACAGCGCAGCCGCTTCGGCACCGACGCGGCGTACTACGCGCTGTGGGTCGAGCGCGGTCACATCAACCGCAAGATGGGCCAAGCCCTGCGCGGCGGGAACGCGTTCAAGCTGCACCAGCGCGCCGTGTCGGAATCGAACACGCCGGCCCACCCCTACATGGCGCCGGCGGTGGCCAGCGAGGCAGCGGCCGTTATCGAGGCCATTTCGTCCTCAGTCGCGGCCCAAGTGGAGCAGTTGTGAACGGGGTGATCGCAATCAACGGCCTGCTGAACCAGGCCGCCGGGCTGACTGCGCTGGTCGATGACCGCATCTACCCGGACGTGATGCCGGACAGCCCGACCTTCCCATCGGTGACGTACCAGCGGCTGAGCGGTGCGAGCGAGCGCGGCTCGCTATCGGATCCGCCGCTGAAGTCAGCGGTGTTCCAGATTTCGGCTTGGGCCAAGAACCGGCCCGCTGCGCGCGCAATCGCCGCCCAGATTCGCGTGGCCCTCGATCGGCAACGCAAGGTGACGGTGGCCGGCGTGCAGGTGGACGACTGTTTTTATCAGGACGACATCGACCTGTTTGATTTCGACACGCGCACCTTCTTCACGCACCTGACCTTCAAGATCTTCTACCGCGATCCCCAATGACCAAGACCGAGCAGATCGCGGCTGCGATCACCGCAGCGCTGCACGCGGCCGGCCTGACCGTGCGCCTGTCGACCGACAAGCTGTACTCGTACGAGGACCTGCCTGTAATCGTGCTGGTGGTCGGCGCGGAGACGCCGCGCGCCGTGGTCGGTGGTGGCCTGGTGCCGTGGGACCTGACGGTCTCGCTGTTGATTGGCGCCGAGGGCGCATCACCGACGCTGGCGCCGGAGCCGACGCGCGCGACCGCGCACACCGCGCTGTATGCCGACCGCACCCTCGGGGGCCTGGTGATCGATACCGTCGCCGCCAGCGTCAACCGCCAGATCGACGTCGACAACCCGGCCCTTGGCATCACCGAGGCCACCTACAACATTTCCTACCGCACGACAGAAGGGACCCTATGAACGACGAATACGAAGGACAAGGCGGCAGCTACGTGATCGACCCAAGCGGCGCACGCAAGCTGGTCGAGCGCACCCGCGACCCGCGCGACGACGCGCCGCCCGAGCCGCCCGAAACCCCCGACCCTGCCGCCTTGGCAGCCAACGACAAGCCCGCGAAAGCGGGCTTTCTTTTGCCGGCTGCTCCGGCCAAACCCACCACTGACACGGAGTAATCGATGAGCTTTCTCACCCGCAAGCGTGCCCTGCTGAGCAAGATCGAAGCCACCTACGGCCAAGACCCGACCCCGACCGGCACGCTCGACGCCATCCTGATGAGCAACCTGAACGTGAGCCCGATGGAGATGACGCTGCAACAGCGTCAGAACGTCAAGGCCTACATGGGCAATAACCCGTCGGTGCTGGCCTCGATCTATGCCAAGGTCAGCTTCGACGTCGAATATGCCGGCTCCGGCACGGCAGGCACCGTGCCGGCCTACGATGAACTGCTCCGCGGTTGCGGCCTGTCGGCCACGACTTTGGCCGCCGCGGTCGCTGGCACCGCTACCGCAGGCTCGACCACGACGATCACGCTGGCGGTCGGTGCGTCGGCGGTCGACGGCACCTACAACGGCATGACCATCTACATTACC